CCTTGTTGCTAGTAGTTCATCAAAACCTGCTGCATCTACTGTTGATATATTAAAGTTTACAGTAGCAGCTTGACCACCTGATTGCCTTAAATCTGTGTTAGATAATATTTGACCATTTTGATTAGGAATAAATAACTCTCTACCTGTTTCACCAACCATATAAGCATTACCCGCTTTAACAGATCCCCCTAAAGATTTATTACCACCAAACATACCACTAAAAAATGATTCTACTCTACCTGTTATAGGTTTTATTATTGCTTCTTGTATAGCTATTCTTAATATTTGCTCTATAACATAATCAGCAAAATCTTTAAAAGCTAACTTACCATTTCTTAAACCTTCTACAATCCTATCCTCAAAGTTTTTCATAGTATTAATTGTTAATTGAGATATGTTATCTTGTGTGCTACCCAATGTATCAACAAATGCACTTACTTGCTCAGACATTTTACTTGTTGGTGGATCCCCTTCATTAATTTCATCTACAGTAGAGTTAAACTCTAATATTTTTTTTATTAATTCATCAAAACCTTCTATTCCTTGTTCTGACCCTAAAATTATACTATCACCAAATTGTTCTGATAAGCTCATAGCTTCAGTAAATAGATCTTTTAATTTTTGTGTAAATTCTTCTGTATCTTTACCAAATACTTCAGCAATACCACCCATACCTTTTTTCATGAAAAAGCCTTGCTCATTCATTTTTTGCATTTCTTTTTGGATTTCTAATATTCTTATATTTGCTTTATCTGCTTCAGTAATAATTTCCCCAAACATTAATTGACCAACCCCAGTTGCTGCAAAAGATAAAAATTCTAACTTAAGGCTATTAAACATTTTTTGTATACTAATTACTACACTATTTAAAGTATGTAATATAGATACTGCTATATCTTTACCAAAATTTTCAAATGTTTTATCATCTTTTTTTAGATTACCTAATATTTCAGATAACTTTAAAGAAAAATCATCAAACACTGGTAGTACTGCACCAATTACTGAGGATGTTATTGCAGTTAACTGATTTTTTAATCTACCTAGTGTATCTTTAAATGCTTCTGCTTTTTTAACTGTATCTCCACTTATTATTATTCCTAAATTTTCTGCTTGGTCAGCAAAATCTTTTAAACCTTGAGAACCATTTCTCATTGTTTCTACTAATGCTACACCTTCAGAATCAAAGAATTTAAAAGCTAATCTAACTCTTTCTGCTTCATCTGTTGTATTAGCAATACCATCTGCAACTTCAAAAAATAATTGTTTTGTACTTTTTAAATTACCATTAGAATCTGTAACACTAATACCTAATTGTTCTAAAGCTCTTTTAGCTTCTCCTGTACCTTGTCTTGCTTCTGCTACCCTTCTTATAAATCTTTGTAAACCCATATCAATAGCAGCAATACCAACACCTGTTTGATCTGCTGCAAATCTTAACTCTTGTAAAAACTCTGCTGTAATTCCAAGTTTACTTGCTGTTTTTCCTAACCTATCTAAAAAATCAATGTTTACTTTTGCTAATGCACCTAAAGCAGCTCCTGCTGCTGTTGCAGCTACACCAACTTTAGCTACACCTAAGGCTGCTGTTTTACCTAACCTTGCTGTACCCATTAAACCTTTATTTAAACCACGAAATACAGCTTTAGTAGTATCTAAAGCAATAATCTTAAATTTAATATCTTGTTTAGCCATTATTTTCTTTTTGTTTCTTTAATTCAAAGTAAGCTAACCAACCTTGAAATTCTTTAAAACTTATACTTTCTAATTCTTGTAATGTTTTATTTAGTTTTTCAGCTAATGCATATTGAAAGTACAATGTTTTATCTTTTTCTATTTTTTTTTAGTTTCTTCTATAGGCTCTTGACCCATTATTAATTGAGCTACTCTCATTAAAACTTCTCTATCTACATTGTTAAGTAAATCATTTTTATTCCCAATGTTAAAAAGTTTATTTCCTTCAGAATCAAGTGCTTTATAAATAAGTACGTAAGCCATCATTGTTAAATCATCTTCTTGTGAAAGTTTATACAATTTAGATGCTTCACCTAACGACAATGGCTTACTATATATATATAAAGGTCCATTTTCATCACCCCATTCAGGTACTTCTATTTTAGTAATTTCTTGATTACTAAAATGTTCTTTGGCTTTATCTATTACTGACATAATTAATAAGTAGTAGTAGTTAAACCACCTGTACCTTGTACTGTAATGGTGGATTCTACTAAACCATCATAAGAAGCTGTTACAGATTTACCAGTAACAATAGCTGAACCTGTTAATTTAACATCACCAGAGTCTGTTCCTTCAGGTGCAAAGTTAAGAGTAACAGAAGAGCCAAGAGTTAAAGCTACTTGACCATTGGTATCAGCTTCATCATATAAAACATCTACTGTTCCACTAAAATCTTTAATAGAAGCTAAGTAAGTCTTGGATGAATCACCCATGGTTGTGTCTTCTACAGTGTCAATAGTCTCATCTATAGTGTAACTTCTTATTTCACCAATAGCGTTAGAACCAACTTGTACAGTACCTTCTTTTCCAAGATGTGTTGCCATAGTTATTCCTCATTCTCTTTAGAAGAAGATTTAAGTTTTTCCTTTTTAGGGGAAAGGGTTGCTTCTTCTTTCCAACCCTTTTTTAATAAATACTCAACACTATCAGGATGAGCATTTATAGTATTTTTTCCGTTTGGACTAATTAATTTCATAAATACCTCTATAAAGCTATGTCAGGATTGTTTTCCTTAACATGATAATTAACAAAATAAGAAAGAGATATATATCCAACTGGTTGCTCTCCTTCTGAATTAAATTCAATTTCTGTAGATTGTAAATAAACATCTTTTACTAAACCGTTTAAAGTAGTATCAGCAGCTATAGCTTCTTCTACTTCTTTACTTATTGTATCTATATTATCATCAAAATTACTTGTTGTTTTGACATACCCTTCAACTATTAATTCTAGTTGTCTTTCCATAACTCTTGGTGGTTGCATTACAATTGGTTCTGATGTTTCTGATTTTGTGTAAATAAGTAATGCTGGTAATATAGAATCTTCCAAAGGGTAAACCCTACTTTGAAAAACATTAGTACCAGTTGTAGTTAAATTATTTAAAGTAGTACCAACTTGTTCTCTTATTTGTTGCCTTATATGATTTGCCATTATACTTTCTCTAATTCTAGTACTAAAAAACCAGTTCTATCATTTTGCACATTAATTATAGTAAAATTTGTAGCACTTTTTAATATATTACCATTAACATCTTTTACATCAGCTACATTTAAACTATCACCTTGTGATACATTGGGTATATCTATAAATCTACAATGTGCAGTAGGATTAGTTGCTTCCAAAGATTCACCAAGTATATCTTCTTCTATATATTCATCATTAAATATAATATTTAATTTAGTTTCAGTACTATTTTTTATATGAGTAGCAGAAACACCATGACCATACTCTGGATCTAAATAAGCCAACATATCTGATTCAGTTTCTAATAAAAAAGTTGACATTACTGTTTCTCCAACACTAAAGTTACCATACCTAAGTTATCTGGTTGTACTTCTTTAACTTTAAAATTTGTTTGAGGGATAATAGTATTACCTTTATTAGTTGTTATTGCATTCAATCTTATTTCATCATTTTGTGATATGAAAGGTGCATCAGATTTTTTTATTATTGCTTTTGGAGAATAACCTTCTACAGGTACACTACCACCAATAATATTTAAATACTCTTGATCAATTATTAGGTTTATTAAGGTAGTAATACCCTCATCAATAAAACCAACAGTATCTATTAATGGTAAATCATCAAAAAAGTTTTGTTGTTTTTCAATAAATGTAGCACTTACTCCATGTGCTGTAGAATCTAAGTAGCTAGTAAAATCTGATGCACTTTCTATTGGCATCTTTACTTACTTCTGGTTTTTAATTTTTCATTGTTTGATTTTTTTAAACCAACACTTCTATTTGTTTCTTTTTTTTCTTTTTCTTTGTAAATTTCTGCTTTACCATAACCAACTAAAGATATACCCTCATCTGGGTTTAACTCAACAACATCACCTGCTTTTACTTTTTGTTTGTTAGCAACTGTGTTGGATAAAATTAAATATTTCATATTTTTTACCTTTTTATTTAAAGTGGAGGGGATTAACCCCTCCATGTTTTTAGTATTTAATACCATTTACAATTAAGATGCAGCACAGAAGCTAACAGCATGTCTTACTGCAACATCTACTGATTGTAAAGCTGTTACTCTAACTGTACCTGAAGAGGAAGCAGAGTAAGGATCAACTACTATATCTAAACCACCAAACATTCCAATTAATAAATCATTGAAATTACCAAATACATAATTATTAGCAGTTAATTGTGGTGAAACAACAGCTTTATAACCATTGATTTCATCATTAACAGCTACAAATTGTGCAGTGTTAGTTGCTTTTTCAGTAGTCTTTAATGTACCATAGTTAGTTGGATGTACTATATAAGCTAAATCACCTAATAGTGCATTATCAACTCTAACAGCAGTTTCCATTGAAACCATCTCAGCAAAAGTAGGAGCAGCAGCACTTGAAAGTGATACTGAGTTAATTCCTGAAGTGTTGGTAATACCTGTTGGGTTACCTGAACTTCCTGATCCTTCTAATGCAGCGTCATCAATAGCAATAGCCATTGCAGCAGCTAGATCGTTTCTTACTAAGTTTTCAACATCTAATGAAGATTGAATCATAAGTTGTCTAGTAATATCTGTGTGTGCTCCTAAAGTTTTAGGTGTCATAGATACATTACCAACTGTAAATTCACTTTCTCCACTAGCTCCACCTTCTGAACTAATAAAAGCAGCAGAAGAAGCAGCTGTTTTTCTTGGGATCTTAACATCACCAGATAAACCATTTAGCATAGTTGCTAGTGGCATAACAGCAGAGTTATTTCTTAATACGTCAATGAAATCCCCAGCTCTATAATCTTGTGCTATTAAATCACCATCTGATCCAGCGCTTAAATCTCTTTGGTTCCAACTTGATAAAACTTCTCTTGGTAACATAATACCTTGTGCTGTTCTACCATAAGCTCTTTGTGCAGCTTCTGAACATTCAAATTCAAAAGAAGCAGCTTCTTGAGCTTTTCTATCTGTTGGATTAGCCATAGCATTGATAGCTCTTAAAACGCTAAACCTTTTAGTTTCGTTTTTACTCATACCAATATCTGCAGTTTCTAAAGGTTTATCACTACATATAGAATCTAGTAATTGACCTCTAAACTGTTCAACTGATAACCCTTCCTTGATTGCTTTATCCCCTAAGTCTCTTTTATTATGCTTAACAGCAAGATCAATTATTTCTTTTGAATTTCTTTGAAAATCTGCTTTAGCTTCTTCAATTGACTTAGATCTAATTTCATCAAGGTTTATTTCTTTATTATCTTGTTCCATTATTTCTATTCTCGGTTTTTGGATAGAACGTCCAACTCCAACTAATCTTGACTGATCAGCTGGTACACTAACACTTGATACTTCAAGTGGAGTCCAGCTTGCTTTGTAAGAATTTTCTTTATCTTCCATTCTTTCCAATTTATTAACTCTATAGCCAACAGATATATTCATTCTTATACCATCGACTACATCCTGAAAAACTTCTTGAGCAAGTTTTGATCTTCCAAATCTAACAACAGCTAAAGTCCTTTTAGCTTTCTCATCAAGTTCAAATTTTTGTATTACACCAATTTGTTTAGTCATATCATGATCTAATAAAAGTGGTGCTCTACCTGATGATATAAACTCCATGTTTATATCCTCTTTTTTATGGCTTAGTATTTCTTCACCAAAAGATCGTTCTACAGGTTCTTCACTTGAAACCCCTATACGAACTAACCTTTCTTCCTCATTTACATAAGACTTAGATAAATCAATAGTTCTATAATTAACTTTAATATCAATTACACTTCTATCTTCATCTTCATCATCATGATCATAAGGTCTTTCTGAATCAGTAACTTCCATTTCCTCTTCAGATTCTTTTTCTTCATCCTCGTGATGTTTTGCAAACTCAACAACTACTTTGTCATCGGTTTCACTAACATTGAGGATGTGTCTATCATGTTTATCTAACATAGATTTCTCCTCTTTATTTTTAGTTGATAAAGGATGTGATTCAGGAAGTAAATCAGTATCATGTTTACCTCTCCTGAATTTTCCATTACGCAAAGCGTAAAGAAAACTATTAACACGAGCCATAGCCCATTGTTCTGCAGAGCTTACAGTTGGTCTAACACTACCCGGGTTTGTGTGAAAGGCACCAACCCCTCTTTCAAAAACTTTAACTAAAACTCTATATGTTGTTTTTTTACTTTGTGCATTATTTACTTCTTCATTGTGTTCTTTTACTTTATTTTTTAAACCAGTTTCTACACTTTCAGAAACTTGTTTAACAAATAACTTTCTTTCTTTTTCTTCTTTCATTTTTTCAACTAGGTTTCTAGACCATGTAAAACCAGGATCCCCACCCCATAAAGCCCATGCTATCCTACCTTTACTTGGGTAACCTTTTTCACCAGGCCTAAAACCTTCTGCTTTTTTATCTACTTCATGTCTTGAAAAATAAGAATACATTCTTTTTATTGTACTATCAGATAAATTAACACCATTTACAATTTGGTTAGCTCTTGCAAGACCAACTCTAGTACCACCTTTACCTAATTCTTTTCTCCAATCTAATCCTTTTTGTGCTTCTACTTTCATTGCTTTTGTTGGATATGCCATTTTTATTCTTCTCCTTGTATATTAGGTTCTATAGGTAATTTTATACCAAAAGGTTGGAAAGCCGTTTTAATACCATATTGTTCTGCTAATTTTTCTTCTCTTTCATGTTGTTCAAATAACTCTTCAACATCTCTACCGTAATTTGCTTGTACATCTTGATAAGTAACTAAACCATTTTGCATACCATTTATAGATGCATTCATTTCTTTTTGTGGATCCACCCATTGAAAAGATCTACCAATAAATGTTGTGCTAAGTGAAAATTTATCAAATCTTTCTATAGGTAATGGTATACCATTTTCTTTATTTATAATGATTGAACCACTAGAAATAGCCATTTCTAACCATTTTTCATAAACAGGTCTTATAAAATGATCTATAACAAATTTTTGATAAACTTTATACATTTCTCTATCTTCCAAAGCTCCTGCTCTTAAAGAGCTATAATTTACAGAACTTAAATCATTGGTTAATGCATGGTATGAAATATTTAATCCTGATGCAATACCTCTTAACACTTGTGTGGTAAAAGTTGGGAAAGCAGTACTAGGGTGATCGGGATCAAATGATTTAAAATCCATCCCTGCGGGTAATTGTTCAAAGCTACCTGCTTGTGCTTCCATAATAGGTGTATACTCATCTTCATATTCTTCACCAACATAGCCGTCACCATCTGGAGAAGTAAAGAATCCCATTTTGGATGCGCTCACCCTAGCTGCTGTAATTTCAGCTTCTAGGTATCCGTTTAACATTTTTATTTGTGGTATAGAAGATGCAGTATGTGGTACACCACGTGTTTGTTCTGGTCTGCTTGGTATGTATGCGTGTATAATTTCTTCTGCTGGTACTCTTATATGATCATGACCAGTTCTATAAGTGTTATCATATGGATGATCTTTAAATAACCAATAAGCTACTGGTTTATCATTGCCATCAACTTCAACACCCATTTTAATTTTGTTTTTTGTTTTTGGATTTATTTCATTTTTTTGCTCATCTAAGTGATCAGCTTCCAAAAACTGTATTTTGTATTTGTATTTTGAATCTTTAGGAAAAGAATGTCTAATTAATACTTCTCCATCCCTCATAAGTGTTTCAACAAAAAGCTTTTGACAATCTAAAAATGATTGTCTACCATTTAAAGTACAATTACCAAGTTTAGACCAGGTTTTAAACTCTTGTTCAATAACTCTATTTGCAAGAATATCCAAATTACCATTGGGATCTCTACCTTTTACAGATACTCTAATACCATTATGACCAACTATATTAGATATCATTAAATTTAAAAATCTTGTAATGTAAGGATCATTCCTACTTAAATCTCTACTTCTTTCTCTTAATATCCTTAACTGATCTTTAATTTCTGCATCAGCAGATGTAGATGAAGAAATAAAATCAGAAAATAATCTACCAGTGTTAGCACCAGTATACTTTCTTATTTTATATTTTTTTGTTTTTTTGTTATTGTTGATAAACCTATCGTACCACGCCATTAAAATTTCACCTTTATAGTATTACCACTTGGTTTTTTATTTAAAACTCTTGCATTCTTTATTTCTTTTAAGTATTCATTCTTGTATCTATCTCTAAAAGTCATAAGCTCGTCAATAGACATTCTTGATAAAGATCTACCTGCAATTGACATTGAACTTTGATCCATAGAAGCTCTATTTTCTATAACAGCTTCAATTGCATCAAGTACTTTTTTTGCATGACTTCTTAAATCAACATTTGTATTTGCTAAATTAGCTGTAATCTTAGTTCTACCTGAATCAATCATAATTCTTTCAGAATCAGAACTTCTTGTTATATAAGCTTCCCAAATATAATCACCCACAGTATAAGAAGCAGTAGTTGATGATGCTACCTCTATGTAATAAGTATCATCTGCTTCTGTTGCTGTAATTGTAAATTTGTGACTACCAGTTCCCCCACTATCTTCATGAAATTCATAAGTTAGTGCGTAAGCACTTACAGGATAATCATTTGCTAAATCATCTCTTTTCCATGTAAATCTATCACCTGCTACTAACACATCAGGTTCGGAAGTTGGGTAGTTTGTTCTATCAAAAGCGTTTGACATATATTATAAATACATTATTTTGCATAATAAGATAAAAATCTACAAATTAATTTAAAAAACTAAAATTTATTTAATTTAAAATTTATGTTATTTATTATCTCTTGAGATATTAAAAAACTTTTATTCCATCTGTTAGAAGATTCTTTGTAATTGTTTAATGTTTTTATTTCTTTTACCCCACAGTGTATTAATGCTTTTAAACAATCATGACAAGGATCCAACCCATAAAGATAAACAATAGAATCTTTTAAAGATACATTATCTCTGTTAGCTCTACAAATTAAATCAATTTCAGCATGTATTATTTGTTGGTTTTTCTTTTCTCTATCTTTAATAACATCTTTAAAATTATAATTTTTTAAAAAACAATTATAACCATAACTAATAATTTCATTATCTAGAACAGCAATACAAGCTATTTTAGTTTTTGGATCTTGTGATAATACAGATAGTGATTGAGCAATATTAAAAAAATCTTTATCCATCATAATCATTAACAATATTTTTTAAAGTATATAAATCAAGTTTAAAACAATGTAAAGATGTAGTTGTAAAATTAATGTAACCAGGTTTAGCTTTTAATTTACTTTTCTCTATTAACCATAAACATAACCTATTTGCAAAATATAAATCATTTTGTAAATGTCTTAATGCATCACATGATCTCATGGGGTAAAAACAATGTAATTGATCCCCTCTTAACATAAAATGCCAACCAAAAGTACAAGGTACTCTTTCACTCATTAAACTAGCAGTTATATCTTCTGGGTACCAAATAGGTATATAACATTGTCTAGTAGTACTATCTTTTTTTAATAATTTAACTGCATCATTTAAATCCCCATAATTAAACCTTATACCTTTTTTGTTTTTATCAGGCCAAATCCTTTCAGGGTAAGAGTGGGAAAATTTAGCATTATCACTTAAGTACTTATCTGTATCCTTTAACCACATTGTGTGTGAAGGTGGTGGGTTTAAAGGTTTACCAGATACTCTTTCATCAAAATGCATATTAGCCCAGGGTTGTGTAGCACTGAGTAGAACGGAGGATTCGTTAGCACTACTAGCCATAGGACATACCAAAGAAGCAAATAGAATTTCGTGAAATTCTGGCGGGTTGCTCTCTGCTTGCCATGTATCAGTAATAACTGAATAACCCTGGGTTAATAATAACTTTCTTAAATTGTGTAAACCTTCTTTTAAATTCCTACCATTTACTCTATTCATTTTTTTCTATTTAAAAAATCTCTATCTTTATCTTGACCTTGTAACTCTCCATGCATGTAAGCTACAAAGAATGTAGAATAGTTTATTAAATCTATTGCTGAGTCTTCTAGTGATTCAAAGTTTGGTTTGTAATCTTTATCATATTCCATACCCTCTAATACAGATTGCATCCTTAATACTTTTCTTAACATAGTGTCCAATATTGTAGATAAACCTCTTGGGTAGTAATCTGCTTGATTAACTCTACTATGTTTATTTTGATAATCATTACCTTTTGCAATTTGTATTTTCTTTGCATGTTCAAGTACTTCTAAAGCTTTCATGTTATATCCTCCATTTTACCAATATTGTTTTTATGACAAGGTGCTTGCCAACCCTTGGGTTTAACTAAGTCTGGTAAATTATTTTGATTTATTCTATTTTTATTAACCCCAAGCTCTTTAGACATATTAGCATTTTGTACTTTATTCCAAGCTTTTTGTGTGTCTACATCAAAAGCATCTAGAGTACCTAATGTAATAACTGTGATATCAATCAATGCATCAACAATATCACTTGTGTTTAAATCATTTATTGCAGTGTACAATTCATCTAACTCTTCATGTATGAAATCTGCTCTAAACCATAGGTAATCTAATTTTTGTTTTTTAGTGGAATTATTTACAAACTTATTAATACCAAATTTAGTATTTAAATCTTTTATATCTTTTAACATTTTATTTTCCTCCATTTAAAATTTTATTTTATGCGCTTTTTATATATAAGTAAATACATTTTTATATAGTTTAATTTATTTTATTTTGATCTTCAATCATTGGGTTTATTAGATCTCTTCTTAGATACCTATATATTGTCTTGAAACATTCTCCATGTGCTTTTCTATAGTTAGTCTTAAACCTATCTACCCTGGGGCAATACTTGTATTGGATGTGATGAGATACTTCATGGGCAATAGTAATTAAAAGTCTTTGGTAGTTGTTTTGGCAATACATGTTTCCAATGGTGGAATCATCTCTATAAGATTTATATTCAATGTCTTCCCCTGGACCTTCTTTAAACTGAAAGTAATGAAGACCAATATGTATAAGGTTTTTACCACCTTTACATCTAACTCCAGATTGTTTTATTTTTAAAACTTTCTTTGCAAACTTGGATGGGGAAAGTTTAAGCATTTTCTTACCATTGTAATAACTTACTTTACTTGGAATGTTAAGTTCGTACTTTTTCTTTTTAAGGTGGTTAATACATTGGGTAACCATTTTTTCAATATCTTTATGGGTTACTTGTGTGGAAGTACCTTTTCCAAGATTGTAAACTTTATTTTTAGTATTAATAAAACCTCCGTTTATTTTTTATTAATAATTCTATTATATCATAAGAATATATAAAAGTAAACCTTTTTATATATTATTACTTCCAATCATGTATCCAGTTTTTCCTTCTATTTATTGTTAATCTATTTTTTGTATTCCTTGAATGTTCTTTAATTTGTGATTGGTTTTTGTTTATTACCTCTTCTAACCTATCGTAATTTGGTTTTAATATGTACATAGCTGCTATTCCATAAACCATAGTATCTAAAGCTTCATTTCTTGTTGTTTTTTTAACCCATTTAAATGTTTTCTTACCTCTTACATATTTAATAACTCTTTTTTCAGATGTTAATTGCTTAAAGTACTCCACATCTACTGTAGCTGGAAAGTGTATTGTTTTATTTTCACTTTTTAATCTTGTGTATATAAACTCTTTAGCAGTATCTGATCCAACAGGGTAAAGGATATGTTTATCTGTACCAACAAATGATGGTTTACCAGCTATTGGTCTATTTGGTTGTGATAAACCCTTTATTGCAAATATTTTACGATGTAATCTTTTTTTAGTATATGCATAAACAGTTTGTGTGTGGTGTCCACCAGAATCAATACAAGTACAAGCTATTCTTAACCTTTTACCATCTTCTCTAATAAAACCAGAGTTTAGGTAATCATCTAAATCTTTCCATATATTATGTGATGTTGGATCACCAAACAATATTTTGTAATCAACAACCCAACATTCATTATCTTTACCCCAACCTAGTAATTGTAATTCCAATCTATCACTGTGTGTATCTATACCACAAGTTATAACTAATACATTGTTTGGTACAGTGTTTAAATCATAACTTTCTCTTTGTTCTAATAACTCTTCAAACTCAATACTTTCACCAGGATCATCAAATGTTCTACCTAATGCTGTGTTTACCCAAGTCTTTAACATTTCTGGTTGTTTTTTTACAGAGTAAAAATCAAGTGCTATATCTTTCCATGATCTCCATGGAGAGTATAACTCTGATATGTGAAAACCAGCTACACCATTACTTTTATCTGTAGCAACCCATTTACCGTTAGTTAACATCCATTGCTTTTTAGATTCATTGATTTCCTCTTCACAATGTATACAATAATATTTAGCTGTTTCTGGTTTACCATCTTCCCATTGTATTTGACCCCAATCTAATACTTGCAGTTTTTTACAACTTGGACAAGGAACATTGTAATAACGTTTATCTGATTGTTCAAAAGCTACTTCTATACGTGATAAACCTTTTGTTGTAGGTGTACTAGTTAAAAGTATTTTCCTATTCCAAAAAGTAGTAGTTCTTTTGGTAGCTAAGTTAATAGGATCTCCTTCTGTACCTGCAGATTGATCATATCTATCCACCTCATCACATAATAGTATCCTTACTGGTCTAGATGCTAAACCTGCTGCAGAATTAGAACCAACTATATTTATATTTCCTCCAGGGAATTGTTTTGATAGTACAGTATTACCCCCATCTTTACTTTTTGGATCACCAATTTTTTCTCTTAACACATTACAATCCCTTATCATGTTTGATAATCTATCTTTTGACCATGCTTGTGCCATTGAAAGTGTAGGTTGTAATATTAATATTGGACTAGGGTCTTGATCTATGTAATAACCAACTATATTGTTTAATATTTCAGTAGCTCCTACTTGTGCAGATTTCATAAATACAACAGTGTTTATTTTGTGATCATT